AGGTGGCCAAGCAAAGCTATGCCTTCTTCAAGCGAAATGTTTAGTGCCGCCATCGCTGGAGCTGACTCTGCAAGTGCTCTTTGAAGCGACGGCAAGCTTGCTCCTGTCTTTTGTGACACAGCAAGCAGGCTGTCCATTAGCGGCACAGCATCGTCAAGACTTCTATTGAATGCAAGCAATACGTTGGTAACATCGTCGATAGCTTGTGTAGTATCTTGTCCAGTTACTTTTGAAAAGTCAAGGAATGATTGCGTATGTTTCTCGAGGCCATCTCCGAGGTCACCATAACGTTGCTGCATCCTCGTAACTGCCGCACCAAGCTGCGCATATGAGTCTGTGTTTTGACGGTAGAGCTTTTGTATGACCTTATTTGCTTTTTCTGCCGCTTCGGCGGTGGCACCTGTGGCAATTTGGAATCGTTTGGTAGCATCGTCAAGTTCGCGCACATTTTGGAGGCCCGCCTTGGCCATCTTATAGAGTGCAGCACCAGCGGCGACAGCAGCACCAGCAAGGCCAACTTTTAGCAAGGTGGACATGCCTTTAACTTGTGTCTGTGCAGCGGCAATGCCTTGGTTGAACTTGCTTGCATCAAGCCCCAATATGCTATATAGTTCACCAACTTTTAACGCCACTGCTACACCCCCCACATGCGCTTCATTACTCGTTCTGCCACTTCGGGGTCTTCAATTATGCCTTCGCTTGGTCGTTTCGCTTGGCTTAGCACGTTTATAAGCGTGCTATTCATCCCGAGTCCGCCAAGGAGTGTTAAGAATCGTCGCCATGATATAACGTTTAGCTCTTCAACTAAGTTTATGCCATACTCTCGTTGGAAGTCTGCTTCGATGAGGCCCCACTTTTCGATGATGTCGACTTGTTCTTGCTCGTTTTTTTTTGGTCGTCATTCGCCTCTTCGCTTGGTTCGATCCCCCGATAAAGGCTCCATATCCACTCAAAGATGTGCTCGAACTCTTGTATAGTCACACCGTCGGACATCATCTGCTCGAATTGCTCTTTGCCGAGCACATCAATGCCCATTTGCTCAAGCTCAAGCTCCGATAGTGCGCCATCCATGCCTTTATTGCGTCGGATCTTGTCCAACCTGACGACGGATCCAAGCGAAGGCGAAGGAGGGACGGTATATTCACGTCCCTTCACCTTGAATATGATGTTTTCTTGGTTTGCCTCGGCAAAGAACGCATCAAAGTCTCGATACTTATTACTCATACTTAATTCTCCTCATTAGCTTACAGTTACTTTGCCATTAACCGTTATGGTCGCACCCCAACTTGTAGCATCATTCTTTCCTCCTCCAACCTCAGCAGGTTCAACACTCCCACTAAACGTATAGACAGTCCCACCAGGTGAAGTGAGTTTGAAATTACCTATTGCTTCTTCTCCTATTTTTGTTGCTAATTCATCAATGATAGCTTGTCCAGGGTCGCGCTCTCCCGTAGTTTGGTCTTCGATAAAGAATCCACTCAAGGTCAGTGAATGTGCGCGCTCGGTAACTAAATGCTCAGCCCATCCTTCGCTGTCAAAATCCCCTGTGTCGGTGTCAGTTTTGGTGCCACCGAAACCGAAAGTGTTAATCCCACCAACTGGCACAAAAGTCCCAGTTGTAGTGCCTTCAACCTCAAGCGTCCAATCCCTTGCTAAAACCTTAGCTAAAGCCATTTATATCACCCCTTTTATCATTCTCTATGCGTTGAAGGCCTCTTGATCTCCAACGCGAAATTCAAAGTATACATATGCCTTCCATTTTCGTCCTGTCCTATGTAGACAGGTTCACTCTGTATTCCTTCACATTTTACCACCCAATGTCCTCCTACAATGAACCTATCACCGCCGAAACCGTGTAATGCGTCGTATATTTCAAGTGCTTTTTCATATCCTACTCGAGGATCAATTGTGCCTCTAATCAGTATTTGAATTGTCGGTGAGTCGTAGTCATGTTTTATAGACGCATTGTAACCACCTGACGGATTGATAGCAATTGCTGATGAAGGCTCAGCTGGTAATCTGCCCATGAATACATTATTATCTCCGCCAGTTGCGCTATATTGTACTATCCCTTTATTTGCTAAATATAACATAACTTCTGTAATTATGCTCATCTGTGAGCATCCTCCAAAGACTTCTTGATATATTCGCGCACTGCATCGGTCTGCTCGTTGACCGTCAGCTCCAGCCATTTCCAACGTGCCTTAGGATCAGTGTAGTTTAATCCTGGCTCCTCGTGCATCCTGATTGCATACGGTGTATCGTAGTAAACTGATGCTTGCATTGTCTCTTCGTCAACGTCGGTGCTCCCTGAGCGTTCGAGCGTGCCTTCACGATACGGATTAGTTTTATTCGCTTCGGTCAAGATATGTTCGACAGAGTCACGCAACGCTTTAATTTGAGCTTGGTTAATCTTCTTTTTTACGTCATCGCCATACCAGCGCATAAACACGCTCATTTTAACGTCACTTCTGTGTGATGTGGTTTTGCATGAGCTAAAGGATTGTCGAACCGTGCAGAGGTGATAACTTCGTAGTCTTCGCCTTCAAAAGTAACAATGCTTTTAGGAGGTGGCTCGTAGCTTGGCGGCATAAATGCACGTGCGCTTGATACGATTTCTTGTCCAGTAGAATCCCTCACAAGTTCGCGCTTCTTCTCAAAGTAGCAACGTGTCTCATAGGGATCATCGTAGGAAGGCCCGAACGGCCCGTCGCTCCTATATTCTTTAACAGTCACTACGTGGCAAAGGAGCACGCTCGGTATCATTTTATATCGACGCCTCTATAAAGCAGACCTTCCATGAATAGCACTTGATACGCACGAGGTGCAAGCGGCATGTTTGGAGCCAAAGGTGAGGTGTTATTACGAGATGCGCTGAAGCTACCTAATGATAAGCTGTTGTAAGTTTCGAGCACGCCCATGGGATCTCCTGTCGCCTGCCAAAACTCAACTTGTGCGCACGTGGCCATTTTGGCAACTTTCATGTGTCTTTCGTTGTTCGAATCAATCCTGCCAAGCGTATATTTGTCGATTAACGTGCTTGCAAAGTCAAGTAGACGTTCTGAGTCATCGTCTAAATCGAATTCCTGGACGTCGAGGTATTGCGCTAAGTCTGAAAGCGTAGCATATGCCATTCACACTCACCCCCCATATTAGTAAAGCGGGGAGTTGCCTCCCCACTTCACTAAGCTGCCGTCAATATCGCGAACGGATACTTCTCGCTTCGGTCGGTGCCCATTGCGTGAATCGGATTAGGCACCGCCCATCCAAGCCGCATGACCACTCGCAATGCGACCATGTCGTTCTGCATCAAGTTAGCGACCACTACACCATTACTGTCGGTAATGACGCCTTCTCTGAAGATGTCGAAGCGCATATCGGATCTAATGCTATACACTGCTTGGTTCATATCTCCTACAATAAATCTTGCGGTTGCGCTCCTCATCGTCCCATTGCGCACATATTCAATCGGTAAGCCCCAAAGCGTGCTTGGTTCGCCCTGCGTAAGTGAAGGGACAAACAGCGGTCTGTCGTTGGTGTCCTTCAAGCTCCTAAGATCCTTCTTTGCCACAGGATCGATGATCCATCCGTTCGGATTGTAACCAACCGCCTCCAAAAGCCCCATAGCCTCTGACGTAGAGTCAACTAAAGCAGTTCCTGCACCCTCGGCATAGGTGAATCCACGATTAATGGCTGTCGGCACGATACCGCTCGGCCATGAAGCAGGTCTCCCCTGTCCCCATATCACAGCATTATCAATTGCTATACCAAATGCCTCTACGATGCGGGGTCGAATCTCATCCCAAATAGGATACTGACTGTCCTCAAGCACGTCTTCACCGATCGGTAATATGATCGCCAACGGTTCAGCGTGAATGTAGACGTTCGTCCACTCCATCTGATGAGTGCTCTTCAATCCAGGGATCCCAGTTTCAGCTACGCTAGCAGGTGCTTCTGCATCTGCTCCAGCAGAAGCACCTGCTGTTGTTAAGTTATCATTCACTGTTCCAGCTATAAAACTAGCGGCTCCCATTGAATTGAGAACAGGCATCCTCAATGTCCTAGAGCTCATATTAGGTAATCGTCTAAACAAGCTCAGCACTGCTGAAGCTTCGGTTATACCGTTGACGATTTCGCTCGCTACCTCTTGAGGGATAAGAGGGAGCGCATCTGCTTCAGTGGTCGCGAACTGTCCACTCGTATTTATTTCAGTCATTCATATCTCTCCTTTCGTCTTTTTTTACCGCCTCGCCATCCTTCTAATGGCGACGTTCATATCGACCTTTCCGCCCTTATCCTTCGATTGAGTGAAAGCACCGCCACTCTTTTTTGGTGTCTCCTCAACCTTCAACTTCGGATATGCTTCAAGTGTCTCCTTGAGAACGTTCTCAATGTCCTCTTGCGACATTCCTGGAGTCAGCTTGTCTGTCCCCTTAAGAAACGCCCATGTAAGCTCGACGTCAGCACCGACGTTGATAGCTGCTTTGTGAAAAGAATTTTGCAACCGCTCAGTTTGTATCTCCTCTTGCAATTGCTGTATCTTCTCCAAAGCCGCATTGACGTCTGCTTTGCCCTTGTCGTCCTCGAATCCGAGCGCCTTACCAAGGTTCTTTTTTAGTGTTTCTATCTCCTCAGCTAAAGCCTTGCGCTCAGTTCGATATTTGGCCGCCTCTTTTCTGACGGACTCCAACTCTTTTCTTAGAGCTTCAGGATCCAGTCCTGACTGCTCTTTTCCTTCTGTCGCTTTCTGTTGCACATCTTCATTCGAGGACTGATCTCCAGGATCATCCTCAGCAAACAACTGCAAGTTGAAATCACGCCTCAATGCATCAAGCATTCTCTTGGCCTCCCTTTCAATCAAGTGCGCCTGGCACTTGTAATTGGCTAAATTTGCTCCCTATCACGTTGCCGTTTCCGATCCGTCTTATTTACAAACTCACGCAATAATGCTTGTTTCTCCCTAATTTTGCTTGCGGCTTTCTTCTTCTCCTCGTCGGTGATCGCTACAGCTTCACGCTTTTTCCATTTCCTGATATCTCGTTCAAGTCTTCTTTGTTGCTGTGACTCCTCGAAGTCGCCTTGACCAATCTGCTCCTTTGTCGGTTTCTTTGTGAGCCCTGGTATATACGCGCCAAGTGAGTGACCACAATTCGGATGAAAGAGTCCTTCTGCGATTGCTTCGTCGAGTGCAGGATATTGATCGCTTCTACCAGAGATACTAAGTATCTTGCCCTCCCACGGCTCGCAAAGTGGACAAGAGTCAGCATGAAAACTTACAATAACCAAGTCATAGTCGTTGTCCTGCAACCGCTGTATCGCTCCTTCG